CGCGCGCAATTTTTGAGTCCCAAAGATAAAATTTTGAGTTGACAAGTTGAAAAATTTTTGGTATAATTGAAATAGAAAAAAAAAGAAATAAATACATATCATATTTTCATTTCGAAAGGAGAATATAAAAATGATCACAGCACCTAATCAAAGAACAATCACAATTAATCGCGAGAAAATAGTAAAAGGTGGTAATAAAAGATACACCCTTGTATATTGCGATAATATGAATCAAGCTAGCCGCACATTAAATGGTAGCGGATTTAAATTGTATATGTATTTCCTATCAAATGCCGATCAATACCTATCTGGCTTTAGCCCCAAGGCAGTCAAAGATGCGATGGGGTTAAGTGAGAATACGGCTAGAGATGCATGGAAAGAATTGGAAGATAAGAAATATATAATAAAAGATAAAGGGAATAAATATTATTTCTATGAGACACCCGTATTAAATGGAATTAGGTCAGTACAAGTCAAAAAGGAATTTATTGACGAAGATACTAATGAAATTTATCATTGGACCTATGATGAGTTGCTTGCGGCGGTCCAGAATCCGACATTAGCTAGAGAGCTATGGGAGACAGCTAAAGAAGAAAATATAAATGCAAAGGAGTTCACATTCTAATGGCTAATATTAAACCGATAATAAAAGAAACGAATACGATACATGAGTATAAGGGACAACCATTTATTTTGGAAGAATGGTATCCGGTAAAAGAAATTGTAATTACACCACCCGTGCCGACCGAAATTAAATGGCATCAATTGACTAGTTTCCGCCACATTGGCTATTTAAAATGGCGTCATCCGCAAATCTATAGGGCCTGGAAGAAGAAAGGGTTGATACCGAGAGATAAATTGGTCGAAGGTATCCCCAGTGGGTCAGAAGATGGCTGGCCCTTTGGACCGCATAATGCAAAATGGCCTAAAGAGGAATATGAAGATTGAAAGGTATATATTGTATAGTTGTAAATAAGTGTATCGTATATGTGGGGAAAAGTAGAAATGTGGAATAGAGGATTCAAGCCCACTGGAATATGATATATAGTAATGTAGTATAGGAGAATAAGTATAATTTATTGCATTAGTGTTTGCGGCAAAAAGTGAGAATTGATTTTTATTTAATTGAAGAGGCTAATGAAGAGAAATTGGATGAAAAAGAATAGTTCTGGATAAGAAATTTAAAGCCGATATTAAATAGCATGTATAATGAGAAATTAGGTATGATAGTTGATAGCCAATATTTTTTTGAAAAGATTTATGAAGATTAGATATGGTTAGAAGGAATAAAGGAATTACATGTTGAAAGATGTAATGGAAAAGGGAAATATTCAAAAAGATAGTAATTTTATATGATTTTAAAGGCTTGTAATTAATATAGGGTAATATCGGATATAGTGGTAAAGGGAATTTTTGATAAGCATATATTGATGGGTATGTGCGGGCGTTGCACCCCGCTCCCCGCAAACAAAAGAAGAAGATAAAAGGAATGGTGTGGTTAGATAATAGGAATATAATAGATTTGCGGCAAGGGCATATTGAAGCGTGCGGCGTCCCGGTTAATGTAGCATGGAAGCTGTCTTGCCGCACATCTATATCAATCTCATTCGATTCCCTTTTATCTTTCTATTGTTGCAAGGAGCGTAGCGACGCGCAGTAAGAAGGGTGAGACGCTTGCGGCGAACCCAAACAAAGGTCAATAAGACATATATCAAAGGGTCACACCCAACCAGCCACCCACCCCCATTCCGGCCGGCCCCCCAAATAAAGGGAAAAAAGCAAATTCCTATTTCATTTGCATTAGCCGAAAATTTTTGGTAAAATTAGATTAAGAGATAAAGGCGAAAAATCAAATAATTATGAAAAGAAAAAATCAAATAATTTTGAAGGGAGCATTCATATGTACAAAGCAAGCGTTTTATATTTATTAATATCTATCGTAGTAGCAAATATATTAGCACCCATCATAGCCGGTCTAATATTACCGTTACTATTCCATATCACATTTAATTTCGCTAATACATTCGCATTATGGACGAGTATTTGCGGTTTAACATTTATTTTATCATAGAAGGAGGTATCGAAATGGCATTAACATTAAAGCAAAAAGCATTTATAGAAGAATATGTGCGGAATGGGTATAATGGAACTAAAGCCTATCGAACGATTACCCCAGATATAGAACCAAATAAGGCAACCAAGATCGCATCTAGAATCATCAATTCCCCCGAAGGACAAGAATATATGCAGCAAGTGCAGCATGAGAATCTAGAACGTTTTGGTAATTTGCCGGAAATGATTATAAAAGAATTGACAGATGATTTGACGTATCGTGATGAAAAGGGTAATCGTAGCAAGACATGGCAAAAGAGCGCGGATTTGTTGTAGAAGCAACTAGGCCTACAAAGCACAAAAGTTGACGTAAAGGGTAATATGCAAATCAAGGTCGATTTAGATGATTAATCTAACATTATCTAAGAAAATTTTTAACCCAACATATTTGCCGCATTTATTCGATTATTCAAAAAGATATGAAGTATATTATGGTAGTGCGGGGTCCGGCAAATCACATTTCGTATTCCAAAAGGCGGTAGTCAAAGCATGTAATTCTAAAAGGCGTTTTTTAGTAGTTCGTAAGGTCGGCCGCACACATCTAAATTCTACATTTCAACTGACTATTGATACATTAGCTAAGTTTAAGATATTATCAATGTGCAATATAAATAAAAGTACGTTGACCATCACATTACCTAATGACTCTTGTTTCATATATTATGGTTGCGATGACCCGGAAAAGTTGAAATCAATAGCCGGAATTACAGATATCATTTGCGAAGAAGCTACGGAACTAACAGTTTCCGATTTTACACAGCTCGATTTGCGTTTGCGGCCAAAGGAAGAAAATCCTTAGATCTATTGTATGTTTAACCCTGTTTCAAAGACGAATTGGGTTTACAAGCGCTGGTTCAGTGAAGATTCAGTAGACGATGGCCGCACAATGATATTAAAGACAACATATAAAGATAATAAATTTTTAACAGATGAATATATTACCTCACTCTTGGCTATGGAAAAGACGAATCCGACATATTATAAAATATATGTTTTAGGTGATTTCTGTACTCTTGATAAGCTAATATATAATAATTATGAAGTTTCCGATTTCGATTATACCACTATAAAAGGCCAGACCCTAGTTGGATTAGACTGGGGTTTTACCAATGATACGACCGCTCTAATAGCATCAATTTTAGATGAAGAAAATAAAACAATATACATATTTCGTGAATGGGGCGATACGAATAAAACAAATGGCGAAATAGCGGATATAATAAAATCATTAGGATTTAGCAAATCTACTATCATCTGTGATAGTGCTGAACCTAAAAGTATTGAGGAGTTGCGGCGAGCCGGTATTGCGCATGTCAAGGCCAGTGTAAAAGGACCTGATAGTATCATTCACGGCATACAAAAGTTGCAACAATATAAAATAGTTGTTCACCCTGATTGCCCCAAAACCATCACTGAGCTAGAAAATTACGCTTGGTAGAAGGATCGCGGCACAGGTGAATATATAAACAAGCCAATAGATGAATTCAATCATTTTCTAGACGCATTACGTTATTCTATTCAAGCTGCGGAAAAGGGTCGTATGAAAGTTCTAGATCGTTCACTATTGGGTCTATAATCTATTTGGAGGTTATAATGTTTTTAATCAAGAAAGAAGATTTGAACCTACTTGAACTAGGCAAGATAATATCATAGTTCATGCAAAAAGACTTGCCGAAAATGAATAGGTATTACAATTATTACAAAGGTAAATAGGCTATTAGCTATAAAGAGCCTACTGATGTTGGTAAACCTTGTAATAAAGTATGTGTGAACTATTGTTCAAATTGTGTTGAAACATATTCAGGGTATATGACTGGCATTGATATATCCTATCAAAGTGATAAAAATTTTGAGCCAGTCCAAGATGTATTAAATTATAATGATGTCCATTCAATGGATAGTCAAATGTTACGAAACGCGTTAATTTTCGGTCGTGCTTGTGAAATTAACTGGGTAGATGAAGATGGCGAAGCTAGGTTTAAGGAACTTGATCCTAGGGAATGCATTGACGTGTACGATGACACACTAGACTAGAACCTGTTGTACGGCATCCGGTTCTATAGCGCGAATTATGTAGATTCCACATCGGAAGAATATATAGTTGAAGTATATGATGATAAGGTTTGCCGCAAATATCTATCTACCATGGGCTTTAGCTCATTCACGCTCATAGACGAAACGCCGCACTACTTTGGCCAAGTTCCTATGACATTCTTTTCCCTAAACAATGATTGTGATAGCATATTCGATCAAATTATGTCTCTCAATGATGCCTACAATGACCTAATCTCTGGCGAAGTTGATAGCTGGGACGCATTTGCGGACGCATATCTAATTCTAAAAGGTGTTACTGCTGATGATGATGACTTGAACGCAATGAAAAAGAATCGTGTTCTAATGGTTGATAATGATGCGGAAGTAAGCTATTTGACAAAGAATGTATCGGATACATAGGTGGAAAATATGCTAACTAATATCAATGACCAAATACATAAGATAGCATTATTCCCCGATTTTAATGATGATAAATTTATGGCACAAAGTGGAATAGCTATGCGGTATAAGCTGATAGGATTTGAAAATCAAGCATCATCTATCGAAAGTGAAATGCGGAAAGCGCTACAAAAAAGGATTGAATTAATCTGTGCAATCTTGAATTTGACTGAAGGTTCTGATGAATATTGGCGCGATGTCCAGATCATATTCACACGCAACTTGCCGCAGAATGATACTGAAATAGCTACTCTTGTTAATACATTACGCGGTATAGTAAGCACTGAAACGCTATTGTCCTTGTTACCATTTATCAAAGATCCAGTTGCCGAAATGGAAAGATTGCAAGAGGAAAAGCAGTTAAATATGTCACTATATTCATTTGGCAACACAGAAGAAACTGAAGTAAAGGTTGAAGAGAATGAGTAATTCCTATTGGCAAGATAGATATGATCAATTGTACCAATTATCTGTTGATGAGACGGAAGCTATATTGCGGCGTGAATATCAAAAAGTTCTAAAGCGTATTACATCTAAGTTCAAAGAGCTAATAGATGAGGCTAAGGCTGAAGGTTATTCGGTAAGTGATTTATATAAGATGAATTCCTATTACAAATTACAAAACGATTTACAAAATGAGCTATAGAATCTTGGCATTTTTGAAAACGATATATGTACAAAGGCATTCAGTAAAATCTACGAAGATAATTATAATATGGTACAAGACCAATTAGGATTACAAGGACAAATAAACCCTACATTAGTAAAACAAGCAGTTAATGCAACTTGGTGCCCCGATGGCAAGAATTGGTCTAGCAGAGTCTGGGTTAATAAAGCCGCATTAGCTGAGAAACTACAATCAGAATTAATAGACGCAGTTACAACAGGTAGATCAAGCAAGGAAGTGGCGGAAACCTTGGTCAATGACTTTTCAGTCGGGTATAACGAAGCATCAAGGCTTTGCCGCACAGAAATGAATTTCATATAGAATCAATCTACATATGATAAATATCGTGAGGCAGGTATCAAGAAATATCGTATCCTTTCAGAACATAATCACCGCACATGCGATATTTGCGCCAAGGCCGATAAAGTATACCTTATATCCTAGGCTTCTGTTGGAACCACATGGCCGCCATTACATCCTAATTGCCGTTGTACTGTTGTTGCTGTACTAGACTGAGAGGTAATTATGTTTACAATAGACAAAAAGAATAAAATATATTTAACCGCTGGTGATAACGCAGAATTAGAAATCTGTGTATTTGATATAACAGGAGCAGAAATCAAAATTACTAGCGATGATAAAATTGTGTTGACCGTGCGGCAAACCCCAAATGAGCCAGCTATATTCAGCAAAGAGGCTGACGGCCGCACCATTTATTTCATGCCTTCTGATACAAAGGATATGATACCTGGCCTATACGTTTACGATGTCCAATTCACCAATTCAGATCATGAAATTAATACAATTATCACATCATTTTTCGAGATAGGGGCTGAAATAACAAAATGAGTAGCAAATTTAAATAGGTTGTTTGCGGCGTTGTGGCTAGTCCAAAATTATCAGTAACCCTATTGCCGAACACTGTTATCGGTTCTACTGGTTATGGCGCAAGGGGTCCAGCGGGTGTCGGAATAGAAAATGTATCTTTAGCTCCTGATAATAGCTTTATCATTACATTGACCGATGGAACTACCATCACTACTACTCCTGTTCATATTACTGGTGAGGCTACTGATTATGCTACATTAGCCAATCTACCAAAGATAAATGGTGTAGTAATTAAAGACAATTATGATTTTGCGCATTATAATTTAAATGCCTTATCGAACATAGAAATCGATAAAATACTTACTTAAAGGAGAATACTATGGCTGAAAAATATTTAAACGATAGTGGCTTGTCATATTTATGGTTAAAGCTTAAAGATTACTTCGCTACTGATGCTGACATAATCGCCGCAATCGCAAATAAACAAGATACTATCACATTTAATACTGCTTATAATGCAGAAACAAATAAAGCCGCAACAATGACAGATATTACAAACGCGGTATCGGGGATATCAGGCATTTCATTCCAGGTGGTAACCGCACTCCCCACAACAGGTCAAAGTAATATCATCTATTTAGTTCCTCTTGAATCAACTACTACACAGAATAATTATGCGGAATATATATATGTGAATAATGGTTGGGAAAAGATCGGTGAAACTGGGACAATTGACCTTTCGGATTATTTAAAAAAGACAGATATCACATTCATTACTAACGAGGAAATTGACGCGATAGTAGGAGGTTAATTATGGCAGATAAATATTTAAATGCTGATGGTTTAACCTATTATAATCAAAAGATAAATGAAAAATTTGGTTAGGTAATGACTGGCGCAACAGGTTCAGCCGATGGAAAAGCTGGACTAGTCCCTAGGCCTAATTATAATGATAATAAAAAATTTTTAAAGGGCGACGGCACGTGGTCTGATGTTGTAATAAAACTAGATGGAATAACATATGCGGATAATAGCAATTCTGTAAAAATGGGCGATGAAGATTATTTAAATGTAAGTAATACAGGTTTTGCTATTGGTTCATCATCTTTTAAAAATGGTACTATGTCGGCTGTAGGGCCTGGCGCTATTGCGGGTGGTAACGTATATTTACCTACTTCATCTACATATACCAATCCATTAATTGAAGCTAATGGTAAGGGTGCTATTGCACTAGGAAGTAATTGGTATGAATCATCAAACGATGGTACAAGGATATATCCATTAAAAGCAACGGGTGTAGGTTCTATAGCACTTGGAGTTGGATGTCAAGCTACTTCTAATAGTACTTTGGCGGGTTATGGCGCTGGTGGTATTGCTATAGGAAATAGAGTATCTGCATTATCAGGAGAGGCCGTGGCTTTAGGATATTTAGGTACGGCTTCTGGCCGAGGCGCTTTTTCTGCTGGTATTAATTGTAAATCAACAGGATATGGGGCAATATCTATAGGTGGCGGTAGTAAAGCTGAAGGAACAAATAGCGTAGCTATTGGTAATGGAAGTGATGCCCTTGCCGAAAATACCATTTCTATGGGTACTTATAATACAGTTTCACATACAGAATCATATGCTTTTGGTACAAATTTAACATCTACTGAACAAAATTAGATATTATTAGGCAGATACAATAAGACACCCGCGACAAGTTCATTTCCATATCGATTTATTTTTGGCGATTCAGTATCTAGCACTAGTTCTAATTTAATGACTTTACAATCTAATGGTAATCTTTCTATAAAAGGTACATTAACTCAAAAGGCATCAGACTATGCGGAATGTTTTGAATGGGACGATGGAAATCCGAATAAGGAAGATAGAATAGGTTATATTGTTACATTAGAAGGTAATAAGATAAGATTCGCAGATTCAACAGATGATATATTAGGTATCATATCAGGTACCGCAGGTATCATAGGAAATGCGGCATTTTTAGATTGGCAAGGACAGTACCTAACTGATGAATATGGTAGAATTATCTATGATGAAGTTGAATACGAAGAAGAAATTGGACAAGACGAAGATGGGCCTATTTATAGAAAATATAAAGAATTAAGTCCAAGAATAAATCCCGATTTCGATTCTACTCTTGAATATGTGCCCCGCACAGAAAGACCTGAATGGGGCGTAGTTGGTCTAATGGGCCAGATCTATGTTAGAGATAATGGACTAGCGGTTATCGGTGGTTATGTCACACCTACACAGGGTATTGCGACACCATCATTAGAGCCCACAAGAATGCGGGTTATGGAAAGAATAAATGATCATATAATCCGTGTATTTTTTAAATAATTTTGTAATATTACCCATTTCGGGTTTTATTAAATAAATTCTACGAACAGGAGATTCGATTATGAGAATTATCAAGACAGAGCGGTTTAATGTAACTGATTCCGCCACAAAAGAATATCAGTTCAACAACAATTTAACAGGCGACACAGTAGCAAGCGAGATGTATATCAATCTTGATGCTGACGCAACAGTAGCAGTGACAGGTTACGTAGACGAAGCAGATGCGGGAACAGGCCTTGCCGCAATCAATATGCGTACTTTTGAAATCGTTACTACTATTGCCGCAAAAGGTAATTATTTAGTTATGACAGGTTCATTACAAAAGGTTAAAATGGACATTACTGGTACTACTAATGTTACCACAAAAATCTTATATTGATAGGAGGATTTAAATATGGCAACAGATAGTGTAGCAAGAGCAATAGCGTTAGCAGCTAAAGCAAATAGTGGTAAACCTGGTCCTGCTGGGCCTAAAGGTGACGATGGCCTTGCCGCAACCATACAAGTAGGTACTGTTACTACTGGAGCAGCCGGCACAAATGCTGAAGTAACAAATGTTGGCACAGAGAATGCGGCGATATTTAATTTCACTATCCCAAAGGGTGATACGGGAGAAGCCGGTTCAGGTGGTTTAAGCACGATAGTAGCTGGTACTGGTACTAGTTCTATTGTTATGAATCATGATGATACGAATACGAATGTAGCCTCTGGTAATTATAGTACGGCTTTAGGTTATGGTACGAAAGCAGAGGGACAAGGCGCACTTGCGGCTGGATATAGTAATACACCCGGTAATATACAAGCATTAGAAAAGGGGTCTATAGCGTTTGGTAATGTTATGGGTTCTGCTAGTTCTACTATAAAAGCATTACAATCTGGTTCAATTGCTATAGGTTCTGTCAAAAATGGAACAATCTCAAACAATAGCTCAAATTCATTAGCAATTGGTTGCGTTAATTCTGAGATATATGGTCCAGATATTGGTATATTTATTTCGCCTGGTGCATCATATGGTTCTTATGCTGATGGAAGTATAGCCGGTGGATCAGTAGATCAAGGTGGACGAATTGTCATTGGATCTAATTTTGGTTATGGCGCTGGTTCTATTGCCTATGGACTAGCCAGAGGGGCAGATCGTGTAATTGGCACCCCTAGGGGTTTTATTATTTCAGAGGGCGGCGGTAGTTTTGCACTTGGATTTAGTTAGGCTTCAACAATACAAGATACATCATATTTACAAGCAACAGAAAATGGCGGATTTGCTATAGGCTGTTCTTACAATGGTAATATCACGAGTTCTAATTATGGTGCTATTGCCGCAGGATATTCTGAAAAATTAACCCCGATTACTTCTAGTGGAATTGGGTCTATTGCAATGGGTACTGGTACTAGTGCTAAGGCAACTGGTTCTATTAGCATAGGATTTAGTACAGACTCAGGCGTTGAAAACCAAACAGCCCTAGGTAAATATAATATAGCTCAGACTAGCGCCGATGAAACAAAATACGGTCTAATCTTTGGTAATGGCACAGCCGATGCACGTGCTAACGCATTTACCCTAGACTGGACGGGCAACGCAACCTTTGCCGGCACAGTCACATCCGCATCTGGCGCTGACTACGCTGAATATTTCGAATGGAAAGACGGAAACGTTAATTCTGAAGACCGCGTTGGCTATATCGTAACATTAGACGGCAACAAGATAGTAAAGGCAAAAGCGGGAGATGACGTTCTTGGTATCATATCTGGCTGTGCTACTGTTATAGGCGACAATGCTGAATGGAATTGGCAAGGCAGATTTGAAAGAGATGAATTTGGTCGTATCATATATGATCAAGTAGAGCAATTCATTGATACACCCGATCCCGATTGGGAACCTAATCCGGAAAAGCCCAATGAAGAAGTTCCTATGATTAAAAAGTCATTAGGCTATTTCCCTGTACCCCGCGAGAATCCGGACTATGACCCCACAAAAGAATATGCAAATCGTTCTAATCGTCCTGAATGGGATACGGTAGGTATGATGGGTAAGTTATATGTGCGCGATGATGGTACCGCCGCAATTAATGATTATGTAACTGTATCTGCTACTACTGATGGCGTAGCCACAAAAGCGGAAAATAGAACTTGTATGCGTGTCATGGAACGAGTTAATGACCATATAATTCGCGTTTGCTTTAAGTAAAAATTTTTGGTAAAATAATGTAAGAAGTTGGGGCAAGGTTCTTTAATCTTGCCCTAATGAAAATCAATAATCTATGAGGGCTAGAAATTAAATTTTTAGAACTCGATCAATTTATAAGGGTTGTAACATTAAGTTACAGAACTTGGAGGTATTTTTTTATGAACGAAGAAAATGTAAAAGTTGAAACTACGAATATTAATTCGGAGGGTCAAGAATCCGCGGCTGAGGTTGTTAAGACCTATACCCAGGAAGAAGTAGACGCATTGCTACAGCGCGAAGCGGACAGACGTGTCACCGCCGCATTGAAAAAGCAAGAGTCTAAAACACGCGAGGCTGAAAAGCTTGCTAAGATGAATGATGAGCAGAAATTCCAGTATGAATTGGAACAAAGAGAAAAAGCAATAGCTGAAAAAGAAAGAGCCTTGGCGTTGGCAGAAAATAAAAATATAGCGAGTAAAATACTTGCGGAAAAGGGTATTTCATTACAACTAGTTGATTTTGTTGTGGCTGATGATGCAGAAACCATGGATGCGAATATAAAGATATTAGATAAGGCATTTAAGGCATCTGTTAAAGCCGAAGTAGAAAAGCGTCTTGGTAGTAGCGCGCCGAAGAAGAACTTGCCGCCAGACGAAGCGATAACAAGAGACATATTTAGAAAGATGTCCTTGCGCGAACAGCAACAGTTAGCTAATGAAAATCCTACATTATATCACAGCCTAATCGGCAAATAATATATATCTAAAAGGAGATTTTCTATTATGGCAAATAAATGTTATGACAATTTTGTTCTTGAAAACAAGATCGAGGACATGTTAATCACACAGCTTGATATGAATGCGTATATCACACCCGACTATTCACTCACAGAAGCACCTGGTATGGTAAAGAAAGTTAATACCTACACAGGCTCAGGTAATGTTGAAGACCTCGCTATGGGCGAAGGCAACTCGCAGGACATTGGTGTTGATTATTCTACGAAGGAATATCGCGTTGGTGTTACACAGGGTAGATTCCCATATTATGATGAACAGGAAATGACAGATCCTATGGTTGTTGAAACTGGCTTGAAGAAGCTTGCCGAAAACATGACCAATGACCTCACAACTAAGGCTATCACAGAATTCGGCAATGCAACGATCCTTTCGCCTATCACATCTTGGTCTTTTGATGACTTTGTTGATGCAATCGCTAAATATCCTCATGAAAACGAAGATGGCTTGTTCTGTCTGGTTCATCCCGCACAGAAGGCAGCTATCCGCAAACAGCTTGGTGATACATTACAGTATTCCGAAGGCTTTGCGCGCACTGGCTATATCGGCACAGTATGCGGCGTTCCGATAATTATAACCAAGGCAGTTCCTGAAGGCATCGGATTCCTTGCAACAAAAGACGCAGTTAAGGTATTTGTTAAAAAGGGTGTTGAAGTTGAGCAGGAAAGAGATGCTGACCACAGAAAGAATACAGTATTCGCTAGAAAAGTAATGCTTGTTGCCCTAACGGACGCTACAAGAGTAGTTAAGATGGGTAAGGAACAGGCTACGGCCGCTACTATCACAACGGCTACGGCTAATAATAAGACCGTATCTGGTGCCGCTACTACTGGTGCTACTGTTGAGGTTTATATCAATGGCATACTTGATGGCACAGCAACGGCTGCCGCAAATGCATATACATACACAGCTAAAAATAATCTTGCTACTGGTGATGTAGTTAAGGTTGTTGCGCGTGTTGAAGGTTTCCTTGAAAGCATAGCTACAAAGACTGTTTGATAGGTCGCGGGGTAATCCTAATGTTAGAAATTATAAAAAATCTATTAGGCATTACTACTACTGATAAAGACGAATTAATACAGATTTTGATAGATCAAGCCTAGGACGAAGTGTTAGATTACACGCATAATCCGAAGGCATTAGAGTATTTGCAAACTACCATTCAAAAGATGGTTGTATATAATTATAATCGCTTGGGCACAGAGGGTCTGGATAGTGAAAGCTACAATAGTACTAGCTATTCCTATTCAGGCTCCTACCCCGAGTCATTTTACAATTCGATGAAAGCATATCGCAAGGTTCAGGTGGTTAAATGATTAATCGGGAACGCCGCAAAGCCTACGTGCGCACATATGCCGAGGCTAAAGACGCCTATGGGCAAAGCCGCAAAGACTCTTATTCTGATGCTGCTGTTGATATGGTAATACATATTTATAGTTAGACTCCGACTACTGATATTAGATATACAAATGTTGAATTAGTGTGTCTTGTAGATAAGAAATATAATATTACAGACCAAAATGCCATCGTTATAGATGATAAAGTATACAATATCTTGTATGTAATTCCTGGACCGAAAAACTTGAACCAGGTTATGGTATAGAAAATATGAAGAATTATAGTTCGCATAGGAATTTAGAAAGTCTGAGTTCAATAGATCTAACAAAAGCCGTAAAACGTGCTTGTATAGTAGTAGAAAATAGAGCTAAAGAGCTTGCGCCGGTTGATACGGGTGAATTGCGGGCTAGCATAACACATGAGGTAGAAAGTGGCGGATTAAAGGTGACTGGCGCAGTTGGTACTAATCTTACTTATGCGCCTTATGTTGAATGCGGCACCGGATTATTTGCGGCGGACGGCAATGGTCGTCAAACACCCTGGAGCTATAAAGGTTCTGACGGGGAATGGCATACTACCATAGGCTAGAAACCGCAACCATTTATCAAACCTGCTCTTGATTAGATGGCGCAAGATGCTGTAAATGAAATTAAACAAGAAATATTAAAGGAGATTCACGGACGTGCTGGATTGTAAAACACAATTGGTAAAATCGTTAAATACTATTTTACCTACTTATTACGAACTTTTCTGCGATAGTTCAACCCCCAAACCGTGTATCACATACATTGAATCGCAGAACAATACCGTAGCTAATGGCGATACTTTAGGCTATTCTACTGTTGGCTACACAATCAAACTGTGGGGCACTGATTTAGCTATTCTAATGCCCTATACAGATGAAATAGATACAACTATGCGGGATCTTGGCTACACAAGGACAGCTTATAATGAGCTTACCTTCAACGGCAATTATGAATTGATATTTACCTATCAAGGTCTTGGCTTAGAAAATTTTAATAACTAAAGGAGATTTTATCATGGCAGGAATTTTATCTAAAGGTATAAAGCTTGGTTATTCTAAGGCTGATACTTCTACTTATACCGATATTCCCAATCTTCAGGAGGTACCGGATCTTGGTGGTACACCTGACCAGGTTGACGTTACAGTATTAACTGATAGCGTTTATCATAATATTAATGGTATAAAGAATCTTGGCGAATTAGCCTTCACATTCTTGTACGACAATAGTGGTGAAAGTTCGAATTATAGAGTATTAAAGGGACTTGAGGACGAGGGTGCTGCTGTTAATTGGCAAGTTACATTCCCTGACGGCACAAAGTTTTCGTTTAAGGGACAGGTATCTGTTACGGTTAACGGAGCTGGTGTCAATGCGGCATTACAGTTCACCGCCACAATCGCACTTCAAAGCGATATCACAGTAACGAATCCGGCGTAATCGGAAAATAGAAAAGGGGCGGGTAAAAAAGCCTGCCCCAAATATAAAAATATAAATACAATTTATTTTAAAGGAGATTATAATTATGTTATACACAACTATGGTAGTTAAAGATAAAGAGTACAAGCTTCGCATTTCCGCAAAATCTTGCGTTGATCTTGAAAAGAAACTTGGCGAAAACCCGCTGAATGTATTAATCGAGGCTACAAATGCTAATAAAATACCCACATTGAGTTCATTCCTTACAATATTACACGCAGCTATACAACAGTATCAGCATGGTATCACGCTGGATGATGTATATGATATTTATGATGAATTTGTGGATGAGGGTCATAATATTACAGACCTAGTTCCGATTATATATGAGGTATTTAAGGTATCGGGTTATTGCGGCCAGGCAGAAGAAGCTAAGGAGAGCGAGGCAAAAAACGCATAAAAGGTGGGCATGAGCCTACCACTTGGCTAGAGCTATTTGACGATGTCCTATTGCCGCAAGCCCTAAGATGTGGTATTAGTCTATTCGACTTTTGGAATATGACTTTGGCTGAAATCACATAGGTAATTACGGCATACAATGAAAATTATAAGATGAAATTGCAAGAGAATTATTCAAATGCGGTTATGATTGCTACTTTTGTTTTGCAAGGTTTGAATGGCAAGAAAGTACCGAAATTTGAAGAGTTATACCCTGATTTAGCGCAAGCTGATGATGATAATGCTGAACAAGCTATGCAATTATATAAAGAACAATTTATGGATTTCGCAAATAGACATAATAAACTGAAGCACGGGGGTACACAATGACACTTGACGAATTAAAAGTGTTAATTACAGCAGATGCCTCACAACTACGAAACGAAGTAAAACATTTACAAGGATATATTGATACATTTGGTAAAGAAAGCGGCAAAGCGACAGAAGGACTAAATGTAGGATTTAAGAAAGATACTAAAAGCGCTGATGAAACGTCCGGAAGTGTTGATAATGTAACAAAAGCAATCAATAGCATGGATGCTATGTCTAAAGCGGCATTTGCGGCAATGGTCAGTTCGGCTAATGCGACTAGCACGGCGATTGCGGGGATTGAAGCTACTAGCAATGCATTTGGTACGGCATTTAGCTCACAATTAATAGCAATTGGTAGGGCTGCTGATGAACTAGGTATTGCGATTAATGCTATCACCCCGCATCTAATTGATATATTAGAAACGATAATGATGATTAAGAATGGCGGCGAAGGGTTATCTGAATCTCAACAAGCCACTATTGATAGATTACGTTCTGGTGTATCTGGGTTAGGTAATTCATTAAAGAATTTGGGGCAAGTCGCGCAAGATCTATCAGGTGAAACTGAAGAAGTTGCTAAAAATACATCAGAAGAAATAAAAGATAATATTAAAGATGTAGGCGATGCCGCAAAAAAGGCTAGTGACGATATAACTAGTGCTACTAATAAAGCGTCTAGTAAATCAACAGAAGCCGGTAATAAGATTAAAGTTAATTGGAAATCTATTGCGGCAGGTATAGGGAATGCAATCAAGAAAGTCGGTCAATTTGTAAAGCAACATAATCCGATTTCTAAGATGGCGAAAAGTCTAACTAAATTATTTAGTAGATTAAAAGAAACCATCTTGTCCGCATTCGTATTTAGTGCGGTTAGCTCTTGGTTCTATAGCGTTAAAGATACGATTGGCGGCTATTTAAAGATTAATCAAGAATTACAGAATAATTTAGGCCAGTTAAAAGGTGCGCTATTAACCGCGTTCCAGCCACTATTAGAGATAGCTATTCCGGCTATTGAAAAATTAACGGCGTCATTAGTACGTGCGGCAAGCGCCTTTGCAAGTTTCACAGCTAGAATCACAGGAACATCAGTAGCAGCTAATAGGAAAAATGCGGAAGCTATGTATAATCAAGCTAAAGCATATGATGCGACAGCGAAATCAGCAGACAAAGCTAAGAAAGCTACGATGGGATTTGATGAACTAAATATTATCTCATCGGACAAGACTGATGCGGCCGCAGACACTGAAGCTGACACAACCTCGTTTGATTTTCCTGAAGTCAATGAAGGCGAATTAGATTTATTCAAAAAATTCACCGATTTATTTGGTAAATTACCTGGCTTTTTAGATGGTTTAAATCCAAAAATAGCGGCATTAACACAGAATTTTAATGGTCTTGTAGAAAAGATATTAAATAGTGATTTAGCCGATTCGTTTGTCAAGACGTTTGGTGCGCTTGGCCGCAATCTCACAACAATGATCTAGAATTTGAATTGGACAAATCTAGGTAAATTGTTAGTGGGTGGCCTGAATACCTTGATTCGTGCTATTGATGAATTCTTTACTAATGTTGACTGGCTTGGACTGGGCAAGGGCATTATGGATAGCATTATGGCGATTATAGAAAACTTTGACCCGTCCGCATTGATGAGCGCGATATCTACTATCTTGGAATCTGCTATTGATTTAACTTTAGGTCTAATATACAATTTAGATTTCGGTTCTATTTTCAATTTCATTTGGGACACTATACAAGCTTTATTAAGTGAGTTAATCAATGGCAATTTAATACCTAAATTATCAGAACTATTAGGCGCGGCTGTTGGTGCTATTATTAAGTGGGTCATTCAATGGACAGTAGCAAAGATCAAAGCGGAAATAGGCCAGTGGAAACAGATATTCGGATTTTTCAAGGAACATATTGATGCGGCCGGCGGCGATATCGGCAAAGGTATCTTGAATGCTATTGGTGACGTATTTAAAAATATCGGTATCTGGCTATATGAAAAATTGATTAAACCCCTAGTAGATGGACTATTAAAAGGTCTAGGTCTTGAAGGTGGCGTTGGTCAATTCGGGCAAATAGCTAAGAAATTATGGAACGATTTTGTAAATGGCTTGAAGGTTGGTTGGGAAGCCGTAAAGAATTGGTTTGTAAAATTATGGAATTCCATTACAACAAAAGTCAAAGAGCTATGGAAGAAATTTACCGATTTCCTTGGAAAGATTAAGACAACAGTAGTCAACATAGCTGTTTCTATTGGTAATGCGCTAAAGAAGCCGATTAATGCGATTATAGGTGGTATTAATAAGTTAATTAGTGGTGTTGTTTCAGGCATTAATGGAATGATAAAAGCCTTGAATAGATTGTCATTTGATGTGCCGGATTGGGTTCCGGGCATTGGTGGCAAGAAATTCGGTTTCAATATCGGTCTATTAAGTGCGCCGCAAATACCGTATCTTGCTAAAGGTGGTATTATAAATCAACCTACTATGGCTATGCTTGGCGAACAAGGTCAAGAAGCTATTGTTCCATTAGAAAATAATACCGAATGGATTGACAAGTTGGCTGATCGTCTAGGTCAACAGACACCCAGCCGCATAGTTCTTGAACTTGACGGTAAGGAATTAGGTTGGGCAACTATAAGAAATATCAATAGTATAACAAAGCAAACTGGCGGATTACCGCTGGTAATAGCATAAGGGGGCTAAAGTATGGCAATTTTTAAAATTGGTACAACTGATTTCTCTGATTGCGTGGCTGGCCTCAAGGTTAGCTATGAGACTCTTGTATCTGATGAATCTGGTCGTAATGCCAATGGTGATATGACAATAGATGTAGTTAATACAAAAGTAAAGGTATCAGTTTCATTTCGTAGTATGACCGCGGTTGAAGCGCAAAGTTTCTTGGCCGCTGTCAATGACTATGTAATTAATATAACATTCATAGATCCTAAAAGTAATCAAGAGGTGACGAAATAGGTATATATAGGTTCACCCGCACTAGAGTATTTATGGATCTGGGAAAATAATAATGTGAGATTGAAAAATTTTTCACTGAATTTTATAGAATTATGATGGAGGGTTAAGTATGAAGAATGCAAGTGCGGCGTTCATGTCCGCTATGGCAAGCCCGTCCAGAATGATCAGGGGAAAGGTCGTCGTCGTTGATGGCGGCCTAACCTCAGAATATGGATATGCTAATAAGCTACAATCAATAGAACAAGAAGTCAGTGCGGTTAAGGGAAAAATGTTTGGGGCGGTTGTGTCGTATAAAAGTACGATTAAGCTGATAGATGTGAAGAATGCGGTCCAGGTCAATGTAGGTGCTAAGGCATCGCCGCAAATAGGGATAAGTGATGAACTATTACCTATGACTCCTGTTTATATTAGCTCTAATACTTTTGATGAAGTGAAGGGCATAAGGACTTTGATAGGTGAAGATGCGATTGGGTCTACTGATAAATATATCTGGAATGATATAAAAGGTGATCTGGGTGATACGTTTATTATTCAAGATGTGTTTGCGGCAATAGCTAATAAAATAGGTACTGAATTTATGATAACGGGTGAATTGCCTAATATAAATGCGGTGTATACAAAAGCCACATTCAATGTAAATGGCGATGAAACGTTAAGGCAGATTTTAACGGCGGCCGCAGAAGCTACAGGCGCAATGGTATTTATCAATGGTAATGGGAAGATGGAAATTAAAATGCTATCGAATACTATTGCTTTGGCTATTGATAAGAATACCCAATTCAACCTTTCCACTGAACCAAGTTCATCTTTAAGCGGTATCATAAGTATAAATGAATTAAATGACATGATTTCTGTCGGAAATAATAGTTCATACGTTTCTGTGATAAGCATAAATCCTTTTATAGATCCTACTGATGATAGTTCATAGGGAAAATTACAAAATCTCTTTGTAAAATGCCAAGGAAATACTTTCTATCCGTATAAGTTAAAATGGCGCGGTAATCCGGCATTGGAAATAGGCGATAAGATTAGATTGACTTTGCGGGACGGGAGCACTATAGATACATGGTACCTGGGTGAAAAGGTGAAATATACTGGTGGTATGTCTGCAGAAAGTAGCTGGGAAGCTGATGAAAGCGAGAAACCAGAAGTAGGTAGCCAGACTATTTCAGATACGACCCGCCGCACAATGGCGAAAGTTGATAAAGCGAATCAAAAGATTACGTTGTTGACAGAAGCTAGTGATGAACAAGGACAAAAGATATCGCAATTAGAAGTATCATTAGATGGTATTAGAACAGAAGTAAGTGAAGTAAGTAATACCGCAAATGGGGCAATGACTAAAGCTACTACTGTTGAATAGACTGTTGATGGATTGAAAGTTTAGGTTACTGAGGCTAATGGTAAAGCTGATAAAGCTGATAAAAATGCGAGTGCGGCGGTTACGAAAGCGAATGAGCTGGAGATAACAGTTGATGGATATGATGCGAGAATAACAGCAGCAGAAGGTAAAGCGGATAATGCGGTCACGAAAGTAAATGAATTAGAAATAACAGTTGATGGGTATGACGCAAGAATAACATCAGCAGAAAGTAAAGCAGATAGTGCGGTTACAAAGACAAATGAACTAGAGATAACGGTTAATGGATATGATGCGAGAATAACAGAAGCTGAAACTAATGCAAGTACGGCAGTTACAAAGACTACAGAATTATCGGCAACTGTTGATGGTATAAGTAGCACTGTAACACAAGTACAAAGTGATTTAAGTGCGGCGGAAGGTAATATTGCGACTAATACTAGTTCAATTACGCAACTATCGGATGAAATTGATTTGAAAGTTAGTAAGACAGATTATACGGGTGAGGAGATAGTAAGCAAGATTAATCTAGCCCCAGATAATATCGTAATCAGTTCGCCGCACATAGATTTATCAGGTACAGTCACCGTTTCATCTTTGGCTGATGGTACAACTACTATCGATGGTGCTTGTATCAAAACGGGATCAGTGTCAGCTAATCGCATATCTGGTGGCGAATTGTCTGGTGTATCATTAAATATAGCCGATAAATTTTTAGTATCTAATTCAGGTGTCATGACTTGTACAGATGCTAATCTAGGCGGGACTCTTAATGCGGTCAGCGGCACATTTACAAATTTAGTGACAACAGGTTCGATAAAATCATCTGATACTGGCGGTTTCGGCATAGAATTCTCTTCTTCTGGTGATGGATTCGTAGGTAATAGAAAATCTGGTTCTACCTTTGCGGGAATGCAATATATATCTAGCGCGGATCAGTTAATCTTAACCAACAGCGGCAATACTGTTTCTTTTGTTGGTAGCGGCGTATCTTTCATACAAATGTCCGGCAATAGAGATTATATATCAGTCCCAAGATATATCACAACTAATTATGGTTCCACATTACCATCTTCTGGTACTAACGGTGAGATATTCTTTTTAATAGAATGAGGTATTGAATATGGCAATATATAATATGAGTTCTTTGAATAGTCAATTATCATCTGATAGTTCTACTGGTACATATTCTGGTTTAGAATATTAGGATTATGTCGCTGTATCTTGTCAAATGCCGAATGTACTTGAATATAATAAAGTTGTGCGGATTACCTTTTCATGTGATTTCACTGGTGGTACAATTCCTTGCGGCGTCGGTGTTAACTATGGAAGCGCTGGAGTAACAGGGATAATAGGTAAGGGGAATACATTTTCCGCCTATTTGAACTATAATGAATCTACGAATTATATTTGGGCGCGTATTCCATAGGAAATTAGAGGATCGGTAACCTTTTCCGCAACTATGACAGCTATAACGGGACATGAGGCTAGTTTCACAGCTAAAGGGTCTACATTTGAATATACTGGTAGTATAATAGAACCTATTAAGACCTATTCTAATTGTACCCTTGAAGGTGACTATTATGCGACTAATGTTGGCGACTATATGGTTGAATTACGTGCGCGAAATGGTACAGCAAAATATGCGAATATATATTATTTCTTGGCATCAACAGGTACAGCATATGCGCAAGCCTTTCATTCTTGGGAAATAACAAAAGCAGACCAGTATTGGACAGCTGATAATATGAATTTAACGGTTGGTGAAATAAAATAGATTACAATTAATGGAACGACCTATGGCAGTATGAGCTATAGCGTTGCAGATCGAGAGATAGCTACATTAGATACACTATCATCGCCAGCTAAAGTACGCGGTGAAGCGCCTGGCCGCACTACAGTAACTATAACAGCCGAAGGTGATAATAATCATAATTTAAAGAATTTTACTATTACTGTTGTTGTAAGTGCGGGAAAAGAAGATCAGACTTGGACATTAACAATAGACCCCATACCAGTAGGAAGTACGAAGGGGATAAGGTTTAGTTCTATGCCTATTGGCGAAGTAACAGCAGTAAGTAGTGATATAAATATTGCGACTGTTGATACTAGTAGTGGGGTTTAGGTCACTGGTAAAGCGATTGGCACTACTGATATAACTGTGCGGGCGTCCGGTAATGAGAGTTACAATGCTAGAACATAGATTATTCAAGTCCAGGTAATTGCCGCCGATATATCACGTTGCCGCATTAGAGTAAATGGAGCATGGGTTACAGCTACACCTTATGTTTATTTTGGTGGATGGAAAAAGTCTAGAGCCTATATCTATTCTGGCGGCTGGAAAAAAGTATGATGGAATAGGAGGTAAATTACTGTGGAATGGATTATATCTGCTAGTGTTGCAGTTGCTACTATAATATGTAATATTGTAATATCTATGATATAGCATAAAAAGAGTATGGCGTTGATTGAATATCGATTAGCCTAGTTAGAGAAGAAGGTAGACATGCATAATAGTGTCATTGTCCGCACATATGAATTAGAAAAATAGATGGCTATAGTACAGGAGGATATTAAAAATGGCAAATGTAATTGAGAGAATTAAACTGATTGGTAAGGAAATCTTGAATTTTATTACTAATATTTTGATTCCATTCTGGAACATTGTAATTTTAGTTGCTGAGACTTTTGGTGCGCCGGCTAATGTACTGGATGCATTGAAGAAGATTGAATATTTACTATTCAACATATTGGGAACAAAAGAAACAATAGAAGAATAGAAAAAGGAAAAAGAGAAAGCGAAAGAACAAGAGTAAGAAAGTAAGAAAGATTCGATTCTTGCGGCAAAGGGCCTGGGTACACATTACCTGGGCCTATTTTGCATTATGTTGATTTTCTGAAAAATTTTTGATATAATATATATAGAAAAAGTTAATAGGGTATAATTTTTTAATTTTTTCTAAACAAACAATCCTTCATTCCCAAACAATATGAAAATTTGAAAAATTTTTGGACATTTTTAGTTAAATGATAAATAATAAAAATCAAGTTACTATGTGGGGAAATGGTAAAAAAATTTTTCAAATTTTCCCAAATTTTTTGGGCAAACATTGTTAAATCATTAATTCATTTTTTCAAGGTATATTGCAGGGACGAAAGTTCTTGTAAATATAAATAAATTTTTAAATCTAAATCTGAATCCCTATCAAGGGTTATCTAAAACAAAATCTAAATCAAAATCATTTCATTTCCTAATCTATCCTTAGAATTCCTAAGCCTTCATCTATCATCTTCTACCGGGGTTTAGGGGTTCAATAGGGTCGATTAGACCCAAGCGTACACCTTTTTCTCTTATCCGCCTGGCCCAGGCTTCTCCTTTCACCTGGGCTATTTAGGCGGTTATTTTTTTGAAAGGAAATATTAAAATGGTCGAAAGGAGATTTTATTATGACCAGAACAACAAAAGACAATGTAATCGTGAAAGATATCCCATCGTATCCAGGTAAATACGCCGCTTCAACGGACGGCCGCATTTATTCTATTCGTAGACAATAGTGGCTAAAGCCATATGTGGCAGGGTCGAATTATTTATACGTAGATTTATGCGGAAAGAATAAAAGGGTGCATAGATTAATTGCGGAAACGTATTTAGATAATCCGATGGGTTATGCAACAGTAGACCATATAAATGGTGATAAAATGGACAATAGAGTTGAAAATTTACAATGGTTGACGCTATCAGAGAATGTGCGGAAAGCTCACTAGAAAGGTGTAATAGTCGAGACTCGTGATGGGAAAAGGGTGGGTCAATATGAATCATTGACTACTTGCGCGAATGCCCTAAATGTGTCAGTTCCCGCGGTTTGGTAGGCATGTAACGGGAAAGGCGCGTTGTGTAAAAATTTTCAGATACACTATTTAAATTGACGTTTTTTGCGTCCACTTAACTTACCAATTTTCGTCAACTTAGCTCACAAGTTTCTTGTATTTTATGTACCAATTTACGTCAATTTGATTAATGAAAAGTATAAGAGAAATATTATAAATAATATACAATAGTAGATTATCTATGGGGTGTTCCGCAAGGCTACACCCCCATGATAATCCGTTGAAAAAATACAAAGGCCTCCGGCCACCCGCCACGCCCGGATGGGCTAGATCATTCACGCGCAAAGGCCATTCGCCGCAAGAAATCGATAAAAAGACCCTATACATTCTATCTATTGTTGATAGGGGTGAGCGGCGAAGCCGTGAACCCAAATAAAATTTAATTCATACTATTCAATTATACCTATTAAAAAATGCCTATTATATTACAAGCCATTTGGGGCTACGCCCCTTTATAATACCCATAACCCCCCGCGCGCAATTTTTGAGTCCCAAAGATAAAATTTTGAGTTGACAAGTTGAAAAATTTTTGGTATAATTGAAATAGAAAAAAAAAG